GGTTAAAGATGTTCGTCTGGTCATTGTTCCAGCGGTTATATGCGTTCCCGAACTCTTGAGACGCCAGGCCAGAGTTAAACTCATTCAAGTCCTTCAAGGCCCGGCCCGAGTCATATCGACCTGCTGCCGCTGCTGCGCGGTTGATGGCCTGCTCGCCCTGTTGCAAACGGAACTGATAGCCTGGGTCTTCCAGGTAATCATCCATCGTGAACCGGCGCAACAAACTGCCGAACGCTGGGTCTGACTCAGCCGCCTTGCGGGCGGCTTCCTCTGCTGCCTGTCGCTGAGCCTGCTGCTCTTGAAGGCGCTGCTGAACTGCTGCGTTCAGGCCGGCCTCATCGATTCGTGGAGCCGTTTGACCGCCGCTAAAAAGCACTTGCCGCCCCGTATCCCGGTCGTTGCCCGTTCCATCATATACAGTCACATACTGCGGTCGGTTATTGGACCCAAAGCCGCCGGATGATGCTTGGCTCGTAAACTGTGGTGTAAGCTGCTCCCTGATTTGTGCCTCAGTCAGCCAGTTCTGGGACTGACCACCACCAGCACCGCCTCCATACCCTCCGATACCCATCAAGTACCCAAGCTGATTGAGGGCAGCACCGCCCATGTCCCGCCAAGGAGCCATGTCCTCACGGGTCTGGTCGTACTGTCGTCGCTGCTCTTCGGTGGCACGGTCGGCTGCCTGCTGTTGAGTGCGCGCGGCATCTTTAGAAGCATCCGCACCCATCATGCCGCCAATAATTCCGCCTACTGCTCCAATTGCAGAACCAGCCATCTCAATCTCCTTGAGGCACAGTAAACGTGCCATCTTCAATTTGAATCAGCCCATCACCAACATGGATTTGCAGCGGGGACTCAGAAACCACTTTCAACTGACAGTAGCCAGCCAACTGCGCCCATCGGTTATATGTGTGCAGACCTTTGGCTACATTGCCACAAAGGATCATGGCGGCCGTCGCGCCCACATACCGATCATGGGCTGGATCATCCTCATGTCCTGGTGGGCTACCGCGCTGCTGTTCCAGCCGGTCATGAAACCACTGGCCAATCTCCGAGAGCATTGGAGATGTCTGCACCCACCGGTGATAATCAAGCCGGTAATACTTCATGTGACCCCAGCCAGGTCTGTCTTCCTGCTCAAACAAGAACTGGAAACCGCAAGCCTCAGCCAGACGGATTGCTGCTTTGTTCTTTGCCTGGATGCGCGTCACGACCTCCATGCAGTCCGTTTTTGTGAACATTTCAAACACTGAGAAATGCGAAGCATCAAGAGCGTGCTTGTTTCTCCCTTCCGGCAAAAACTGCGTGTGAACCTCGTAGATGCCAGGCGCATACCAGGTATATAGATGCCCACCATGCTCGCCGAATAACGCCACATTGCGCGGATCAGCCAAAAAGGGGGCCGGATCTATTTCGTCTGGCCCAGGTCCAATATGCGGCCGCACACTTGGGTGATTCATGACGCGAGCAACAGCTGCAACGTCAAACGTACGCTCAAGCAATGGTTTCATAGCCAGATGCCACCAAGGAGATAGCCCCAGCAGCAGATGCCGCCGCCTGTATGGTCCCCATAGGGTGAATGGTCTGCGCGATGCCCTCACCAATTACCCTGGATTCGCCAGGAGCAAGGTTGCGCTTCCACAGAACTGCATTAGCAGCCTCTGGGGCTGACTCTGCCGGAACGAGATACACGGTCAGATCAACAACTGCATTAGATGTATTTGTTGCCGTCATGGCGCTAATCGTTGTGTAGATTCGCTCTTGCGCGATATAGAGCTCGACAACGCTATCGCCTACCAGCGCGCCATCAATCAAGCGTTTGGGTTCTCGTCGCATGTATCACCTCGGGATAAGTGTCAACGTGGGCGCTGCCGTGTATTCCACGATCAGGACATCGCCCAGGTTCATTTCAATCAGTTTGGTGCCGGTCACGTCTAAATCGACCCCTGCACGGGAATATGTAAGTAAGTCGGTCGGGCCATCTACATGCACCGCACAGCGTCTGTCAGCAATAATCGTCACTGGCGAGGCGCTCACAGCCGTGGACAGAAAAGGCAGTGGGCTGCCATCAGACACACAGGGTTGAGATACCGTCGATTCCGGGTCTTTGCCTTCGCTTGCAGGCTGAATCACTGGAACGCACGGCAATCCATCACCCGCACTCCCCGGAAACGAAGCGAAAATAACCTCTCTTCCCCATTCCTCGATATCACCGTCCATTCCAGCCATCTGCGAGACAGTCTCACCTGACATGAATGACTCAGCGCCATCCGCATCCGGCACTGGCCCCATGATCGACTCATAAAGAATGTCTCCCAGGCCGGGAACGTCACTGGAGGGGCCACCGAGACGTTGCAGCACATCACGTAGGGCGCGGAAAAACTCGGGCGTCATGAAAACGTCCTGCCCGCGACCGCCGATATTTACTTTTCCAATAGCGATACGCTGTGGGAATAATGCAAGCGGGTTATTCATGATTCGCCAGCCTCCCCCATCATTACCGCACCAAGCACCACAGCATTAACAGGGTCTGTAACGGATATTTCCCAGACCCTTGCTCGGCCGTTTCCAAGCCGGTTCCATATGCAGCGCGCACCGTACTGGCCCAAGCGTCCCATGCTGGCAACTCGCGTATTGCTCCAGGTGTGACCGCCATCGTTCGACCAGCGCAGCATCATGCGAGGATCGCTGCCTTGACCAGTCACAAGCCCGACACCGGCCTGCAGGTCAACCTGCAGCGACGAGAAGAACACACGCCTTAGCTCTGCATCTTCCGCATAAGTGGATCGCACCCGCCTGATCGTCTTGCCGTTATCCGTGTAGACATCAGGATCAAGCACAAAAAGATCGCCTGTCTCCCAATCTCCCACAACATGGTCACGGCCCAGCATGAAATGGCAGTTAGATCGGTGCCGGTGGAATGAGCCTCTGGCCTCATTGAAAGCCAGCCACTCATGCCAGTAGTTGCCGTTAATGTTGTAGACCCATGTGCGATCAGCGGACGGGAAATGCAAGACATACCAGGCGCTTCCGCCCATCTGATAGGTATAGGCCACCGCATCATCAATGCGGCTGTACTGGCGAATCTCCCACTCAAGCGCATGCGTTGAGACGCGGACCGGGCTGTACCCGTCCATGCGCCACACCACGCCGTCACCTGAGCGGTCCTTGCCCAGCCACAGCAACTCCCCCTTCATCTTGCACAGCGAAGCCACGGCGGCGCATCCGGTCTCGCCAAAGGCGTTCCCAGTGCGTTCAATAGGAAAAGTCGTATTGCCGGTGTTTATCCAGATCTCAAATGAGTTTTCCCCCATTAAGATCAGCTCGCGGTGATTGACGATGCCAGCAATCAGAGGGTCCGGGTCACCTTCAGCGTTGGCGTACTCAGTACCGGCCCACCCCTTACCGTCTGCCACATCAGAGATATAGAACCGGCCTGACCCATCCCCACCTACAACAAAGTAACGGTCAAGGTACTGCGCCCACGTAACACCGGCTGGAAAATCGACATCTTCAATTTTCTCGACTTCGTTATCTTCCACGCTGACGATGTAACCAGCGTTCCCATCAACGATAATCACCTGTTCGCCGTTGTAGGCCAGCCCGACCTGACCGCGGCTTGTGCCGATGCTTCCAGCCTTTGCCGTGGTGAAGCCAGGAGAAACCCGAAACACTTCAGAGCCGGACACAACGTACACATGGCCGCCGTTCACTTCGACAGCGCCGCGCACCGGTCCCGTGCCGATCTTCACACCCAGACGCAGACCGGGAGTCGGATACAGTGTGTACTCCGTCTTGCCGCCCTGCTCTGTTGCCTCTACGTACCAGTTAATCAGGCGCTGGGCGGATTGATTGGGGCTGCGTGTTAGGTAGGCCGGGCCGACCAAGGGGATGCGAATGCGCTGCGCTGCCATATCAATGTCCTGGGTTCACAATTACAAGGACGCCCATTACCAATGTCGCCCTCGATGTGCCTAACGTCTGCTCCATCCGCCAATGCCAACGACCCGCTTTATTCTGTGTCGTTGATCCCGGGATCGTAAAAATTGCAGGGTGGTCGCCAACACCGTCAACGCTGGCTGCGTCGTATGCGCCCTTGAATAGAATCAGCTTTAGCGTTCCCTCAAGCGGGATTGAATCTGGAGACGCCGGGGAGTAAGCGGTAAGTCCGACCTTAATGTCATCACCGGCGACCACTTGAGCGTCACGGCGCGCCAAATCGCCAAGGACAATATCGATTTGCATCAGAAGTACTCCGCTGGAATAGCCCCTTGAGATATGCGTGTCGATGCTGCAGTAGCAATCTCAGACATCCCCCAGGCCCACCAGTCAACGCCTGGCGCACGCCCGTAGTCAGGCGCCACAAGAACAGCAGCTAGGGAGACATAGGGCTCGTGAACCTCAACTGGCAGATTGTGCTGCGTCCACCGATTTAGGCTTCGGGCTACGACTGCGGCGTGTGCTGCCACCAGTTTTTCCTGGGCTTTCTTCAGGTCTGCCGCTTCCGCCGTCTCCCCCGCTGCCAGAACTCCCAGCTTCTCCAGCACTCTGACCGCTAAGTCTTCCAGTTTCATTTTCAGCCTCTACAGAGAAATGGCTATGTCCACGCAACCGATTGGCAATGTCAGCAGACACCTCTTGAGGCTCATTAAGCTTCAGCGCCAAACCAAAGATTTCGATGGTGTCGCGATCCTCTGGTGAGCGCGGGTCGCCTATGAAAGTGATCTTCATGACTACTCCAAGAAAAGGGGCGACCAAGGAGGCCGCCCCAACCGCTTACAGGTCGGCAACCCCGGCCGTGTAAACAGTCACGACACCATGCTGGACCAGGTCATCGAGATCACCATTGCCTTTACCAAACAGCAGCTTCTCGATACCGCGCATTTCTTGCACGCCGACACCCTTACGGAAGCCGTAGTCACGCACGTTGGTCGTAGACTTCAGGCGGCTTGCCCATGCCAGGCCGACTGCTTGTGCACCGCACAGGAAGGACGTCGCAACGTCAATGCCAGAATCACCAACACCGGCAATGCTTGGGATTTCTGGAATTTCACGGATGATGACGCCATCCCAAACCAAAGAGCCACCGGTAAAGATGGGGTTATCCATCACAGCGCGTGGCCGAGCATCACGGTTTGCCTGTTGCATAACAGGATCTTGTGACAGGTCGCGGAAGGCCAGAGGATGAGCGAACATGACGAACCACTCTTCATCTTCGTTCAGGCGGACCGGGCGAATAGCCGGATCAGCAGTCTGAGCCATGCGCTTTGCCAGCGAGACAGTGGCGGCAGTCAGTTTGCCAGTGGTGTTGCTGATCAATGCCAGCGCGGCAGAGTGATCATTGGCGGCGTTGTTGCTGCGTGCATTACCAAACAGAACGCGGTCGGCATTATCCGTCAGCCATGCGTCCTTCTGCGCCTCAGTGGCGGTGCCGTAAGACACGCCATTAATCGATCGCAGGGCGTCGATAATGTCGTTGCGCATCTTGTCCAGCGCCCAGTCTTTCAGAGCGGATCGGCCAGCATCACGCAGGCCAATCGCAGAAAGCTGCTCATCGTGGTCAGTCACCACCACAGCGTTACGCACAGTATCAACCTGCACTGCCATGGAGCGGCTATCCAGCTCTTCTTCGTTGCCTTCCAGAATGGATCGGCCAGTTACACCTGGGCCGCGCAGCTTGCGGACGTTAGCGAAGGTGACCTTATCGCCTTTTTTGCGGGTCAGGTCTTCTTTGAGTTGAATGATGGAGTTTTCGCTGGTGCCCATGTACCGCTTGAAACGGTTGGAGCGCACATATTCGCGGAAGAACTTGTCATCCCACTGTTGAGGCGTTAAGCCTGGGGTTGCGATTGTTTCAGCCATGATTTACCTCTTGATTATTTAACAATGTCGTCAAGCGGCGTAGGCCCTGTCCATGCTGGCGCTGAACGCGCTGCGGAGGATCGGGCGTTAGCCAGGGATTTCGGGATATTTGGCTTCTCAGCCTGAGTTGCGGCACTGTCTGCGGCCGGCTGCTGTTGGAGCTCTGCCATCAGTTGCTCTCGAAGGCGTGTTTTATAAGCCTCTGGGTCGCTTCCGATTTCATCCATCACCATGGCGCGTTTGGCATAGTCATAAGCCCACTGATAAGGGTGGGCCTGGGACTGGAGCTGCATGCCCAAGGCTGGATTTTTCTGGACTTCTTGCTGGAACCGCTCAATCACGGCATCAACGTCATCATGCTGCTGCCGGAGAACCATTTCCGACATGTTCAGCCGCTCATTAAAGAGTTGCTGCTGCATGATGACTTCGGGCGGCAATTGCTCTTGCTGCTCTTGTTGCTGGCGTGTTTGTTCGTGTCGAGCTTGACGGGCCTGCAGTAACTCCTGCTCCAACTGCTGGCGCTTTCGGCGCTCATCCTCTAAAGCTTTGCGGGGAACGTGGTGTTCAGTTTCAGATGTCGGCGGCACATCCTTTTTTTGCGGCTCATCAGGCTTAACTTCCGCATCAGCCACTTTCTCGCCCGTTGACTGTTCCGACTGGATTTCTTGGGACTCACCCTCAGTAGCAGGCACATTCTGTTGATCCTGCTCAGCCTGAGCGGCTTGCTCATTCAAGAGGTCATCGGCGTTGTCACTTAAAACATCTTCCAAGTTGCTCACATTGCTCTCCAAACGCCCGATATCTGCCCGGCGGCGGCAAATCACGCCCGAGAAGGCCCGGCGGCGACCATAAAAAAACCGCTATCAACTGCATAGCGGCGTTAAAGATTTGTGCGAACAGGCTTCTTATGGGGTTGGTGCAGTATTGGCCTTGATGTCGTTCAGCAATACAGTCTGCGCCTTCATCTCTGCGAGAATCCCTCGCAAGACTGACAGCACTGTCTGTCCAGCTGCCGCCGGGTCGGTCGTTACCGCGGTTTGAGCCGCAGTTCCAGTGACGGCAGTGAGCTGTGCGTTCGTTACAGGGCCTGTTACGGCCTGAGAGGTTGGCCAGTTTGAGACTGTGACCTCAGAAGCGCCTCCACTACCACCGGAGGACGCAACACCCAGTGAGTAGGTGCCATCGCCGTTATCAACCAGCTTCAGGCGTCCGCCGGGGAACGGCAAAGCAATAGAATCATCAGCCATATCAAACCCCCATCAATATATTTTGCGGCGTCGCTACCTGCGCTACCGTCAGTTGTGTTTCTACGGTCGTCCGCTGTGCATCTGCACCGCTTCTTGCGGCATCTGCCTCAGATTTCGACGCATCAGCCTGCGTTTTCCGAATATCCGCGTCTGCCTTAGCCTGAGCGAACTGCGCTTGTTGCTGCGCCGCTTCTGCCTGGGCCTGCTGAGCCTTCTCGATTTTCTCAAGCAGCTGATCTTTGTTCCGCAGGCTGCTTGCCTGAATAATCACCTCTGGCGGGATGGGAAGCCCAGACTGGGCCAAATCAGCAAGCACCTGGAACTGCTCAGATTGAATCGTTGCAACATCTGGCCCTTCCTCAATGACGATATCCACATGAAGGCCGCTGATCTCGTTATCGATCTCAATAACTTCCTGTAAGCGCGGGTCGTCTGGCTGTAAGTCCATCTGAGCGGCCAGTTGCTGGGCCTGCTCTGGTGGCATTTCCTGTAACTTATCTCCCAGGGTTACCTTCTTATTGAGGCCCACCCATTTCAGGTTTCGCTCATCGTCAGTGACGCGAATCCAGCGCTCTTCAGTCCAGAACTGGCGCACCCGCATCCAAACAGCTTCAAACACTGAGCGTGTCCACTGCCGAAGGTCATCGGTGGATGGCTCCATTTCGATGCTGCCGCCCTGCTGCTGGGCTTGGATAGCACGGCCAGACTGTTGACGCGGGTCTTTGCCTGCCATAGCTGCGTTCGGCCCTGCAGCCTGCATTTCACCAGTGACGTGCTGCAAGAGTTGCATTTGCGCGTCGGCCATGTCGCCAGTAGGCAGTATCCCAAAGTCTTTGCCGAACTCAGCAGCCTCATTGATCTCAATGTGCCCGTCCGGCTTGGCCAACTCACGGCGCGCTTGGTCTTTATCAGCGATTGCACGACGATTCCCGTATGTCTGGCGCACAGACACAAGATGAAGCGCCTTGCTGCGTCGCTTATTGATCTCGTCCTGCATGCTGATCATGCTGCGCACATGGCCGTAGCGGTTATTCTCCCGGTCTATGTAAGAGCTGCGCAGAATGAGCGTTCTGGCAGGCATCCCATACTCATCCAGATAAGGCGATTCCTGCGGCTCATCCAGCATGCCGCCGCGCGTAAACGTGCAGATTGTGTTGACGCCCTCAGAGTCCACGTACTGCATCTGGACCACACGGATGCGAGTGCGTCGATTGTCTGACCACATCGCATTCTTCGGCCGGTCATCATAAGTATCAGAGCTTGAAGCGGTCTGCAGAGTGGCCTCAATAATATCTTGGGCGTCAGGCCACCTTGCCAGCGCCTCACTTCTGTCCATCCAGATAACGATGCCCACATAGCGAGCATCAGAGAAGTCTGGCTCACGGCTATGGGGGTCATAAATGATCCGATCCCATGGCACATACGTAATTGCTACATCTATCTGCCCGTCTGGCCGCTCAACCACGACAACATCAGCGCCACCGTACCCCTCAATCAGCAGGTTCTCGTATACCCGGCTGCGGACCTCATCAAAATCGTTCTGATCAGCAACGAAGCGCAATGCATCCGTGGCGGCATCAGCGAGTTGCTCTTCTTGTGGGGTGCGCGGGAAGGCTTTGGGGTCTGAGCGCATGCGACGCTCAAGCCCGCGCAGGAAATCAACCTTGCGCTGGATATAGTTAATCGTCAGGGCTGGCTGGCCACGCTTACGCAGCGTTTCAAGTTCGGCCTTCGTCCACTGCTGATTGTCGTAATACTCGCGGTCGCGCTCCGAGAAGCGGCGTGCGGCATCAGTGGCGGATTCGGCCTCCTCGAACCACGCCACAAGCTGCGAGTGTTCGTTGTCGGCTGTCACTTCACTTTCCATGATTCTTCGTCGCTATCAGAGTCGTTAAAAGCATCGTCCCAGCTGTCCTGTGGGGAACTGGGGCTGCGTATCGGCACTACGGCCGGGTGCGCTTCGTCAAGGGCGCGCCCAATCATCCCCGCAACGTCCACTTCGTCGTCGTGTGCGCCGCCGGGGAACTTTAAAAATTCGTCTATTTCTGCATTTGGCTCGAACCAGACTCCGCCCATAGATAGACGGGCCTGAATGCCGCGTGCTCTGGTTGGCTTATCGTTGATGCTGGGCAGCCATTCCAGCCGTGAGTAGCAATTGCGCTCCCTCATACGCCTGGTGAGCATGGGCTCAATCGATTTCTGGATAACACCGGCTTCACCAAACCATGCCAGGGGCCGGTACTTGAGCATCAGATCAATCTTTCGCTCTATCCACTCGTCGGAGGCTGTCTGGCCTCTCCAACCTGCTACCCGGTATATATCGCCACGCTCATCCACGCCCCAGACCCGGTGCACTGTCCAGTCTCCACCATCTGCCGTTACTGCGTAGTCACTGGTGCCGTACAGATTCAGCGCCGCTGGCAGCCGATCCCAGGTCTTAAACCAGTCGCGCCGGAAGTACGTCCCGTCATCTGGAGTCGGGTTCTGCTGATACAGGGCATTCCAATCACGCTCTGGCAGAACCGCCTTGATCTCCAGCAGGCGAGTAAGCGGATAGTCCGCTTCCCACAGCGCATGCCCACGCTCGTCAATGGCTGGGAGGCTTAACACCTCCCACTGGTCGCCACCATGCTCCTGCTGAGCCAGCAACCGTCCGGACAGGTCGTCCTCATGCCAGCGAGTGTTAATCAGGACAATGGCACCGCCAGGCATGAGCCGGGTATAGGCTGTACTGGTGTACCAGTCCCAAACGCGCTGCCTGCGTCTCTCGCTATCTGCCTCTTCCCTGTCCTTGAACGGGTCATCAATCAGCAGGATATGAGCACCGCGCCCAGTAATGGCTGTTCCAACACCAGCAGCGACATACATACCGCCGCCGCTTGTGTGCCAGCGATTCGCCGCTTTCGAGTCAGACGCCAATTGCACCTGGAACAAAGCACTAAACTCTGGCTCAGCAACGATATTTCGCACTTCGCGGCCAAAGTCGCCAGCCAGATCACTGTTGTAGCTGGCAGCAATGATTTGCTTGGCTGGGTTCCGGCCTATGAAATATGAGGGGAAGCGACGAGACGCAAGTTCTGACTTGCCGTGCCGTGGCGGCATGCAAATCATCAACCGCTTGCACTCCCCCCGCTCAACCCGCTCAAGCGCCTCTGCAATCAGATGATGGTGAGGCGCAGGGCGGTAGCCTGGGAAAGTGTACTCAGTGAACGCGATAAGGCCTTCTCGACCTCTACGGCGTCGCAACAGCTCAGCGGCGGCCTCCTGCGGCGATAGCTGCGAGCTGGTCATCTGAGAAATCCGTTGCTGAGAATCGAATAGGCCCGCCGTCTTTGCCTGACAGTTCAACCTTGTCCTTGAACATCCCAAGATGGCGGCCGATGTCTACCAGCGCACCCTTTTTGTCATGCATCTTGATCTTCAGGCCCTCTCGACCTTCTGATACTTCTGCAATAGCGGCTGCGGTGCTGTCATCGATCTCTGAAGAATCAATCAGAGCAATGCCGTGATATGGCCGTTCTACCTCTTGCCCGTCATCATCAGTATCGATGCGGACAATGGTCTCACCCCAGCGCATTACTTTGCGTATGTCACTGAATCCGATCTTGGCAAGTTCGGCGAGCACCATATCCTGAGTGATCTTGGTGCGTTTCGAGCGTGCTTCCTGGGCCTCCTGAACCGCTTTGGCGATATCAGGTTTTCTCAGGTTCTCTTCTCCGATGGATGCAGCCGTCTTGCTGCTGTACCCGGCCCTTATCGCCGCTTGCGTGGCGTTGAGGTCAACGAGGTACTCTTCCACGAAGCGGCGCTGCTTTGCTGTCAGCGCCATGCTCAATACTCCAATAAAAAACCCGCCGATCTTTCGATGGCGGGCTAGTTTCAAATCCTACGGGCGCAAAAAGGCCACCTCCAATGTATCAGTTGGCGTAGCAGTTTGCACCAACTCCATGTATCAGTTTTACGTGCCAGAAATACAGAGACGATGTTTCCGATTCCTTGATCTGAACAACCTGGCCATTTTCTATCAGGCTTTCAAGGACCCGACGCACTCCTACCCTGATAGCTTGTCGGGTAGCTGGCGGCACCGCCTGGGCTTTTGTGACGTGCCTGACAATCTGAGCCATACGAAACTGGCGACCGGGATGAGCCCCCATAAGAGAAATGACCTCGTTCGCGTACTTCATCCCAACTCCCTCCACACCAAATCTTTAAACAGGCCCAGGTACAGCCTGTATTCCGCTTCCCTGACCCAGACACCTGTAACGCTCTTGATCCACCGCTGGGCTGCTTCTCTGCGTTGCTGTGCGTGCATCCCTTCAAACCGGCCATTGCGCTGCGGGTACTCGGCAATCACGATCATCTGCTCGGGGTGTGGCAGGGTCTTGTGCAGTTGGTCCACCTGCTCTGCCTGGCGTATGTCCACACGTTCGGCGTTATCGTCGTCGGCGTAGTGCGGGGCCATGTTCCCCACAGTAGGCCCCTGACCACACCACCGCGCCCAGTTCCACAGGATTGAATCAGCGTCGTAGCGTCGCATCCCTCTTCTCCCCGAAAAGCTCTCTCAATCCTTCCCGCGCTCGTTCTCGTTTTGCCTCGGGCTGCCGCTCCTGGTGCTCTTTCCGCTTCCGGCGCACGAAATCAACATGCTTGGACGGGTCCTGGTACATCCAGCTTGGGTATGACATGGCTATACCTCCTGAATCCGCAGAATCACTGCACCACCGCGCACAGGCTCTTTCATGCTCACCACCAACGGATCGAACGCACTGTCATCCACCCCCAGGGCATCACACACGCCATCAATCCCCGACTTCATCGACGCCAGCAGATTGTCCCGGTCCCGTCTGCGCTTGTCTGGCGGCATGAACTCCAACACCAGGGCCGGGCTATCCGGCACCGGCTGTTTATGCTGGCTGGCCAACAGACGACATTGCTGGCGGTACGCGGCTTTCAGCTTTGCCAGCGCCATGTGGTGCAGACGTGCATTCGGGCTTAGGCCTTTGTTCGGCCAAGGCAAACGGATTTCGATCATGCGGCCTCCGACAAAGCAGCGCGGGCCATGGCAAGAACAGTCGGGGATCGGCCCTTCTGGTTTTCCAGAATCTTCCGGGCCCAGCCTTTGGAATCCTTACGGGGCTTTTGCGATTGCGCAGCGATGGCCTCGATTTTTTTCTGCGCTTCTGCGTTGCAAGTCACATCAGCGCCTGGCGCAGGCAGTGCCAAACTCGGAGCTGGCACAGGCTCCCAGGCACCCTTAGCGAAGCTCACACGCAATTCCTTCTCCCAGCGAGCTCGAATCACGGACAGGCTTTGGTTCAGCAAATCATGCGCGCCGACCTTGACTGCCGCCCAGTACACGGCTGGATGTGACCATTCGCCCTGCTCGCCACGCTTGCGCTCTTGCATACCGAGCACAGCCTCTGCATGAGCCGTTGCAGGGTCCAAAGCGGGACGGCACAGCATCATGAACTCTGGCAGGTTAGGAACGTAACGACGGCTCTTGCAGGCATCAACACCTG